CATCGCCCAGCGCTTCAAGTTTTTGAATTACAACGGTCTCAACTCCGAGAACATCAACACTTACGTTCCGAAGGCGGTAGAAGGTGGCGAGCCGTTGCCCAGCCCGTTCAACGGTTGCGTGATCATTATTGACGAAGTCCACAACTTGATTTCGCGTATCGTGAATTCATCCGACATCGCGCGTCGGTTGTACGAGGCCATCTACACCGCCACCGACTGCAAGATTGTCGGGTTGTCCGGCACACCAGTGATTAACCGTCCCAATGAGATTGCGTATCTGATGAATCTGCTGCGCGGACCCATTGAGCGCATCACCATTCCCTTCGCCAAGGCCACGACATGGGATGAGGAGAAGATGAAGACAGCGTTCAAGGCCATTCCGGATGTCGATACCATCGAGTTCAATGCCGTCAAGAAGTACGCGATGATTACCCGCAATCCTCCGCACTTCCGTTCCGTGTACAACGAGGCCGGTGACCGGATCGCTGTGCAGTACAAGAAGGACGTTCCGTTCATTCCGATTGCGATGGATTGGGTCAAGTCCTTCGAGAAGACCTTTCAAGCAGATGTCGGTTCAGAGATTGCATTGGAACGTGTGAGTGCGGAGAATCTGGAATGTCTCCCCACCAAGTTCGAGGAGTTCGCAAACATGTTCCTTGACGGCCTGAACATCAAGAATCCCCTCTTGTTCGGCAAGCGTATTCAGGGTTTAGTCTCGTATTTCAAGGGAGCCGATGAGCGTCTGATTCCGAAACGTGTGGAGGACGAGAAGATGCTGGAAAAGGTCAACATGAGCTCGGAGCAGTTCTCGCAGTATCTCGATGTCCGCTTCGCCGAGATCAAGGCCGATGCAAAGAAGGCGCTGAGTATGAATGACGATGGTGGTTCGTACCGTGTGATTTCCCGATTGGCGTGCAATTTCGCGGTTCCTCCTGAGTTGAAGGCCATCACCAAGAAGGTGGAGAAGGAGTACCGTGACGTGATCAAGGAGACAGACGTTCCAGACAAGCCGGAGATTCTGGCCGCTCTGCGCGCCCAACCGGCAAAGTACCTGTCGGTCAAAGCGTTGGAGGCGTACAGTCCCAAGCTGCTCAAGATGCTGACCAATGTGGAAGAGACCCGCAACTCCCAGCCCGATTGGCCGAATCAGTTCATCTATTCGCAGTACCGTCAGCTGGAGGGTCTTGGTGTATTCGCTGCGATTCTCGATGCGAATGGATGGCAGCCGTACAAGATCACCAATAAGAACGGTCAGTGGCAGGAAGACGAGATGACGGATAAGCCTGCATACGCCTTCTTCTCCGGCGAAGAGAAAGAGGAACTGCGCGAGTTCATGCGTCAGATCATCAATGCTCGCTACGAGTCCAACTTCCCCCCTAGCTTGAAGACCAGCATTGAGAAGCGCGGAAAGAAGCTGCTGTGTCTGCTGATGGCCACGTCGAGTGGCGCGGAAGGTATTACACTGGCCAATGTCCGTCACGTTCACATCATGGAGCCGCACTGGACTCCTGCCCGTCACGATCAGGTGATTGGACGTGCGATTCGTATCTGCTCCCACGCGAGCCTGCCGATGGATCAGCGTACCGTTCGCGTGAGTTTCTACCTGTCGGTGATTTCTCCCGCACAGTCCAAGTCCGCAGAAGGTCCTAATGTGGTGGCGGTTCGTAAGTCCGATTTGGAAATGAAGCGGTATGAAGGCGATCCGCCTGTGGAAACGTTTATGTCCACAGATGAATACCTGTATGAGAAGGTGTATGAGAAAGACAAGGTCAATCAGCGGATTAGCGTCCTGTTGAAGCAGTCGGCAGTGGACTGCGAGATTCACCGCAAGCTCCACTCCCGCGAGAAGCCGCAGATCTCCTGTATGCGGTTTGATACCACGGCAACCGGTGAAGATCTCGCGTTCAAGCCGAACATCAAGACGGATGACCTGGATGCGACGTACCTGCGCAACATGACGCGTCAGAAGCGGAGGTTGCAGAAGTTGAAGATCAAGGACATCGTGTACTTTATGGATCCTGACTCGAAGGAGATCTTCGATGGACAGGCGTTTGAGGATAACCAGCGGTTGTTACGCATCGGAATCAAGATCTCCGATACGCAGATTAAATATTGGCTTGCGTAAGAATAATGGCCGCTCTTACCATCATCCCCGCGGTATTTAAGACGTCAACAGGGCGAATGTTGAAAGTGAACGCCAAGACCAGATATAGGAAGAGTTGGATAATTTACTTTGATAGGGGGGATAGGATGGAAGATGACGAAATTCCAAACGACCACTACTCAGAAACGAGCGATGGTTCGCAGTTTTTATATTATACCGGGCTTGAATACGATACTCTCGTAAAAAACGGCACACTCATCTTGCCCCTTGTAATGCCCCCGCCGTCCGATGATAAGATGGCCGTCTTACCTGGTCAGAGAGATCCTATTTCGTTGGAACCCATCATCGATGATATGAAGATGGCAACCTTCAATGACGAATACAACAATCATAGATACTATCAATATGAAACTGTGAAATCACTGATAGAGAATGGTTCGCGAACTGCAACCGGTGAAGAACTAAATCCAACTACGGTCAAATCCTACACTGCAAAAATCGAAGGCAAAACCCGCGTGAAATTCGAAGGCAAACAGTATGATCTGGTAGCAGTATCGCCGGGCAAATATCAGTTAGAAGACGATTCTGGAAATACAGTCAAACAATACGACAATTCTACATTAGAAAACGCACCTCTTGACCATATTGGTGGTCGTCGCCGCAAGACTCGTCGTTCTAAGAAGCGGCGCGCAACTCGCCGAGCCAATCGGCACATACGTCACGCCAGCTCATGAACTTCACCTCCGCAATCGCAGCACGCATCGTCTGGTACTTATTCACAGTTGTCTCCATCGCCGTCGCAACATCATCGGGGTTGAACGACGGCGCCGACAGACCAAGCGGCATACCCGCAGCCTGGTAGACCAGTGGACCCGGACGCACGAAGGTCGTCGTGTTCGCCGGAAGAAACGAGCGGTAGGCACCGACATCCGTAACGATCTGAGGAGCACCCGTGTACAGATGCTCCAGCTGGCAGAGACCGAAGCCCTCACCGTCTGACGTATTGATGCCGATATCGCACATGTTGTAGATCTGGTTGATGCCGTCATCGTTGAGCACATTCGGAGGCGCCGTATCCACAATCGCCATGCGCTTACCGTACACGTTCGGATCCAGACCCGCACGAGCCAGCTGATCTGCGAAGATACGCTGAATGTCGTAATACGCACCCTTCTGCGGATCCACACCCGTCACCATGAGAAGCCACAGCGGCTTATCCTGATGACGACGCAGCAGCTCAACAAAGCCCATGATGGTGAGATCCTGGCGCTTGCGCTGGCTGTTCCGGTTGGCGTTCAGGAACACAATGGCCTCCGTGGGCAGACCGACATTCTTACGCAGAGCTGCACGCTGGGCGAGCGGCAGATTGGAAAAGATCGTCGAATCCACCGCGTGCTCAATGACCTTCGGCATCGGGATACCGGCACCGTACTCCGTATACGTCTTCGCCCACGAATCCGTGAAGCAATACACCTGATCCGCCGCCTTGTTCAGCTCGTCCATCAGCGGAGGCGCGATACCCGTGTACACCTGATCCACATAGAGCCACAGCTTGAACGGAGACTCGCCCTTCTTGTACTTCATGGTCTGAATGAAGCGCGCGATGATCATCGGATCATTGTAGATCATAACTACGTCGGGGCCAACCATGTCGAGGTACTCGTTGATCTTGTTGAACCCAAATCCCTCCTCCTTCGGATCCTCGTTGGCGGCGGCGTCGTACGCCACGATACCCTCCGGAGTCTTCCGCATGTTCTTGCGCTCTGGGTGACGCTGGAATCCGAAGTGAAATGTCTTGACCTTGGGAGACAGGCTGGATACCTGCTGAAGAAGATTGGACACCACCTTGGAGTAGCCGGTCGTCTGGTCGACGTGCGTGCTGATGAGAACGAACCTCATTTGAGTGTATTCTCTAGGTACTGTATAAATAGGATGCAGGTCAACTCCGCCCAAGATTATCTGACCGCGCAGAAGCGGCGTATTGTTGCAGCGACATTCACCCAGGATCCTCCCCCGCTTCACCGTCGGCACAACTACGTCTACCTGTCGGTAGTGGCCAATAAAGCGACGCAATACAACAAAGTACCCTATCCTCAGAACCTCAGCCTTGCGGCTAGATCGACACCCGGACCCGCCTATGTGACAGCTGGCGTTCGTCCGACCGTCAGCACCTGCTGCGTTGTTGCACAGGGTACAACTCCTCTTGCCGGTTCTTTAATCTAAAGAATCAGTGTACTATACTACAAATGCCGGGCGGCTTACTTCAATTGACCCAGGTGGGTGCACAGAACCAACTCTTGAATGGGAATCCATCGATGACCCATTTCAGAGCTGTCTATCGGCGGTACACGAACTTCGCAATGGAGTCCATTCGCATGGACTTTGCGTCATCTAATCTTGAGTTCAATCCCCTTCAGACTCGTACACTGAGCTGCCGCGTGGATCGCTATGCCCAGCTGCTCTACGACACCTATCTTATGGTCACGCTCCCAGATATCTGGTCGCCGATGGTCTCCTTCTCCTCGGGCAACCAGCCCCTTGGATACGAGGTCACGTCTACGGCGATGGGGTATGAGTTCCAGTGGATCAAGAACATCGGCTACAACCTGATCGATCACGTGGACATCGTGATGAACGGCGTGGTTATCCAGACGCTTACGGGCGAGTGGCTCAAACTGTACTCCTACATGACGCACGATGCTGCGAAGCGTCGCGTGGTGGATCAGATGGTGGGGAATGTGAAGGAGCTATATGATCCGGCGAATGCGTACGATCGTATCAACCAGTACCCCCACGCAGTAACACCGCTTAACCTCCCGACCACCATGCCGTTCACGACGACACCTGAGCCCTCCATTCGTTCGCGCAAATTGGTGATTCCGCTCCACTTTTGGTTTTGTGAGAATCCGGGGCTGGCTCTGCCTCTTGTCTCTCTCCAGAACTCCGAGGTGTACATCAACGTGACGCTCCGTCCGCTGAACCAGCTGTATTCGATCATTGATGTGGCTCCGACCAGCCCGACGTATGGGCAGCGTATTCAACCCACCGGTTCGTACCCAATCGGCCTGTTCCTCAGCGCGCCCAACGTATCCGGTGTCTCTTCGCAGCCAACCCTGACCACGTTCTTTGCGAATCCCTACCTTGAGGGTAACTTCATTTACGTCACCGACATGGAGATGAACCAGTTGGCGGCAGCGGATCAGACGTTTCTGCTCAAGCAGGTCAGGTTAACGTACGTAGAGGGACAATATGGTGCGAACACTGATATTTTGGTTCCCATGTTCAACATGGTCACTCGCGTCGTATTTGCAGCGCAGAGGTCGGATAAGATTCTGACCAATGACTGGGACAACTACACAAATTGGTACAGCACGAACCGAGCCCCCTTCTCAGGGATTACGACCAATGCGGGAGACCTGCTGTATGCATCGGGTCAATACCAGATCTCGTCGGTGTCTCCGCGCGAACCGATTACGGAGGGTGTCCTGTTGTTCGACGGTAACGAGCGGTTCTCTGCGAAGCCCACCCAGTACTTTTCGATGCTTCAGCAGTACAAGCATACCACGGGCGAACAGCCGCACTCGCTACCGGGTGTCTACATGTATTCGTTTGCCCTCAACAACGATCAGTACCAGCCGAGTGGAGCTCTGAATGCGAGTCTGTTCAACAAGATCGTATTACGCATCTCTCTGCAGCAGCCGCTGCCCACTGCAGTCGGCGCCGGATCTCAGTCCGTGGTGTGCGTTCTCAAGTCTACGGCTCTCAGTCAGAATCCCCTGGTGATCTCGAGCCCCCAAGCCAAGAACGCAGATGGATCGTATATCTATCCCCAGGATCAGCTGATCTCCGTGGTACAGACGGTTGCGAATAACAACATCATCTTCTCGTACACCTATGGAGTGGGGATCTACGTGGAGTCGATCAATTACCTGCGAATCGTGAGCGGACTTGCAAATCTCGTGTTCGCCAATTAACAATGGGGGAGATTCTGATCCTGAGCGCCAAGTATGTGGTGGGCGATCAGGATATCGATGTAACGAGCTACCTCACAACCCAGCAACGCACGAATTACGGAGCCATCAACTTTCCTATTCAAAAGATGGACGACGATCTTCGTGGGAAGCATATGATTGTCCTTCCAGCGGATTCCGACACTCTGAAGTTAACGCCTCCGGTTCTCACCGTCACCTACACGGACGAAGCCGGCGCCCATCGCACGTTGAGCAAGAAACTCGGCGAAGTCGTCGATATCGGCGAGCGTTCGGCGTTCGGCAAGTTCGTTCAGAAGCCCGGTGATGTCTTGATGGATTTCGGCTTGACGGCCGCGAAGGGACAGTTTTTGTTTGTGTTTGTTCTTTCATGGGCACTCGTAGTGATGTGGTCGTACAAGCAGTGGGAGTTTCTGCAGGGCGCGTATAATGGTCATAACATTACGGGAAGTATTGATGATTCGCTTGGATTACTCGGCAAGTACGTTGGACTTGCGGTCTTCTACCTGTTCGATTATGTGAAGATAGCAGAGTTGCCTTTCAAGGGATTTATTCCAACTGCGGCGCCAGGTTGGACAATCAAGTTCATCTTCTCCTTAATTTCCGCACTGACGCCGGTAAGCTCGTTCTTCTTCAATTTTCTGATCTGGTTCACGCTGGTTCAATCTCTTCTGGCCAAGTAGTAATGCTTGACGCCAAGTGGGTCATTATTGGGATTTTGACTGGACTCATTCTTGGTTCGGTCTTTGTCCCACCGACTCGCACAACGAAAGGCCTTCCCAAACCGGGTAGCCGCGAGGTCTTTCACACGGATACAGGATGTGTCCGCTTTGACTCGACAGAGGTTCCGTGCACGGCTGAGCCAGATTCCCTGAATCTCCTCGCAGCTCAAAAGTAATGAAGATCGCGCTACCACCGATCGCTCGCGTGTTGAACCGCGGATCACCTTTCTTTTCCTTCATCATTGGCTTGGGACTGGCGGTTCTGGTGTGTCACCGTCACTACGGTGTGATCAAGACACTCGCAGTTCCTGTGAAAGAGACAATGGATCGTGTTGTGAAGGCGGATGGAAAGTGCTACCGTTACCGCGTGGAAGATGCCGAATGTGAAATCCCGTCTTCCTCATAAACAATGGAAGGCGCTACCTCTCTTGATGCTCTGCTTCCGAGTCCGCAGGGACCGCAGTCGGCTCCTCCTGTCTACCCTGAGTCTGGGTCTCCTCCGTCGATGCAGACACCGGTACCGTCGTTCAAGCCTACACTGCCGGCGATGGCCTTTATGTTTCGCAATCTCCAGCTCTATGTGTCGTTCTTTATTGCGACCTTCGTGCTGTCGCTCGCCACGCCCCGTAACCTGCTGCTCCAGTACATTCCGTCGGCCTACACGGGCAACGGTGTGGTGAGCTACCAGGGTGCCGCCGTTCTGGGTGGTGCGTCGGTTGTTTTGGCTCATTTCGTAAATGTCGTAGTTACAAGCTTTCTGGGTTGATGCCTCGATACACTATGCAAGTACCGCCCGCATGGGTGT